ACATCTGGACGATTGGCTATGGCCATGTCCTTTATCAAGAGCAGATCAGGCTCCCGGTCATCCGCAAAGAAGGGTATACCGGGATGCTCCGCAACGAGTTCCCCCTGAAGCCGGAGGACAGCCGTGTCTGGACTAAGACGGAGATCGACGAACTATTCCGTGATGATGTCGGGACTTTTGAACGTGGTGTTCTTCGACTTGTTCCCGGCGTATCTGGCCGTCAAGGCTCTTTTGACGCTCTGGTCAGTTTTGCCTTTAATGCAGGGCTAGGCAACCTTCAGCGCAGCCAGATCAGGATGCGGGCCAACCGGGATGACTGGAACGGGGCGGCAGACGCCTTCCGCCAGTGGACGATGGGCGGCGGCAAAGTCCTTCCAGGTCTGGTTAAACGCAGGGAAGCCGAGATTGCCCTTTTCCTGTCTTGACGGGAGAATACCGATATGCCGCTCAAGAAACTCTCACTCAAGCCCGGTGTAAACAAAGAGAACACCCGCTATACCAACGAGAACGGTTGGTACGAGTGCGACAAGGTGCGCTTCCGCCAAGGCACTCCAGAGAAGATTGGCGGATGGACCCGCATCTCTGCCAACACCTTCCTTGGTGTCTGCCGTTCCCTGTGGAACTGGGTCACGCTTGCGAACCTGAACCTGATTGCGCTTGGCACCAATCTTAAGTTTTACATCGCCCGTGGCGGCGCGTACTTTGACATCACGCCGATCCGTACAACGGTCACGATCAACAACAACCCCTTTGCGCTGACCGCCTCAACCACGGTCACGGTCACAGACACGGCACATGGCTGCGTCACGGGGGATTTCGTGACTTTCAGCGGTGCCGTTGATATTGGCGGGGTTGGCACCAACGTGACTGCTGCTGTCCTGAACCAAGAGTTTCAGGTCACAGTACTTACGGTTGACACCTACACCATCACGATCTCTGTGGTGCCTAACGCCACAGCCATCGCCGGTTCTCCGGGTGGTGGCGCGGCAGTTGTTGCCGCATATCAGTTAAACACCGGATCGGCCACGGCTATCCCTCTTACGGGATGGGGAGCCGGTGCGTGGAGCGCAGGGGCGTGGGGTGTTGGCGGAACCTCCAATACATCCATCCAGTTGTGGAGCCAGAAGAACTGGGGCGAGGACTTGGTGTTCGGGCCTCGCGGTGGCGGTATGTACTACTGGGATGCCACTACAGGTGTAAACACACGTGGGGTTGATCTCTCCACTGTGTCCGGGGCCAACGGTGTACCGACCAAGCAGAACTTGGTCTTTGTATCTGACATCAACCGCTTTGTATTTGCCTTCGGGTGCAACGAGATCGGCTCATCTGTGCTTGACCCCATGCTGATTCGGTGGTCAGACCAAGAGAGCGCGACGGACTGGACCCCGGCAGCGACCAATCAGGCGGGCAGTCTCCGTCTTTCTGACGGCAGCGAGATCATTGCAGCCATCCAGGCCCGTCAGGAAATCGTAGTCTTCACGGACTCTGCCGTTTACTCCTTGCAGTATCTCGGCGCACCAGAGGTATGGGGCGCTCAGACGCTTGGCAGCAACATCTCCATCCTTAGCCCGAATGCTTTGGCCATCGGTTCCGGTGTGATCTATTGGATGGGGGTGGACAAGTTCTACGCCTACGACGGTCGTATTCAGACCTTGCCAAGCGACTTGCGTCGTCATGTGTTTGGAGACTTCAATCAGTCTCAGGCGGCTCAGGTCTTTGCCGGAACGAACGAGGGTTTCAATGAGGTCTGGTGGTTCTACTGCTCGGCCAACTCTATGGAAATCGACAGGTACGTTGTTTACAACTACCTTGAGAAGATTTGGTACTACGGCACGATGGCCAGGACGGCATGGCTTGACTCGGGCTTGCAAGACTACCCTATCGCCGCGACGTACCTGGGCAACATTGTGGAGCACGAGAACGGCGTCGATGACAATGCCACCGGGACTCCAACGGCCATCAATGCCTACATCGAATCTGCTGAATTCGACATCGAGGACGGGCAGAACTTTGGCTTCATCTGGCGCATGCTGCCGGACGTGACGTTTGTAGGATCGACGGCCAACAATCCGGCAATCACCATGTCGCTCATCCCCATGAAGGGATCGGGTTCCGGGTTTAATGACCCGCAGTCTCTTGGCGGGTCAAGCAGTGCGGCGGTCACGCGCACGGCAACGGTGCCGATTGAGCAGTTCACCAACATCGTTTACATCCGGGTGCGCGGGCGGCAGTTGATTATGAAAGCCGAGTCCAATGCTCTTGGCGTGACGTGGCAGTTGGGCTCTCCCCGTATCGACGTTCGGATGGATGGTCGCAGATGACACTGCTTGTCGAAAATGTCACCGTACCTGCGCCGCCCAATCTTCCCCTGGCACCGGGGAATTACGACTCTCGGTATCAGGAGCAGTTCAACAACGTCCTGCGTCTGTACTTCAACCGTTTAGACGCAATACTGAGGGGTCTTGTGACTACAACCGTACCCATCCCCATCTCCATTGGCGGCACCAATACGGATGCCTTTGGGCGGCTGCGGGTCAGTCAGCCCTACACGCTCTTCGACAGCCAGAACCGCTACGCCGCAGACAACCAGTTCGATGTCTCCACGACCGGCACGGGCACGACGACGTTCCTGTCCAACGAAGCGGCAGTCAAGATGGAAGTCACCGGGGCCGGTGTTGGCTCTGTCTTGCGGCAGTCCTACCGCTCATTCCCGTATCAGCCAGGGAAGGGTCTGTTGGTGCTTGCCACCTTCGTGATGGACAGCAGCATGAGTCTGAACCTTACGCAGCGCGTGGGGTACTACAACGACAGCAATGGCGTGTTCTTCCAACGCATCGACGGGGTTTATTCTTTTGTGCTTCGGTCTTCTGTGACTGGCACCCCCTCTGATGCTCGCACCGCAAACCAAGATGACTGGAACGGCGACAAGTTGGACGGTACAGGAGCCTCCGGCTATACGCTCGACCCGTCCAAGGCACAGATTCTGTGGATGGACTTTGAGTGGCTCGGAGTCGGATCAGTCCGGTGCGGCTTCATCATTGACGGCCAGTACATCGTCTGCCACACGTTTAACAACGCCAACGAGATCACCAACGTCTACATGACTACGGCAATCCTGCCAGTGCGTTATGAGATTAAGACCGTGACCTCTGCGGTGGCGGCTTCGATGAAATCCATCTGCTGCTCTGTCATCTCCGAAGGCGGGTTTGAGCAGACATCCATTGACCATGTGGCGCGACGCACCACAGTCCTGGGCACCATTGGTACGACCTTCCTGCCAGTCGTTTCAATCCGGCTTGCTTCTGGGCGCACAGGTGCGGTGGTGCTGCCCAACCGGGTGCAGGTTCTGCCAACGACCAACCAGAACTACGAAGTGGCGCTGATCAAGAACCCCACCCTGACCGCCGCATCGTGGACGGCAGTGCCGACTGATTCCAATGTGGAGTTTGATGTAGCAGCCACGGCCACCACGGGTGGCTCCATAGTCCAAACGGACTATGTGACTTCGACTGGTTCAGGTGGTGTGGGCAACACAAGCGCAGCCACGGGCTACAACTTTGATCTCCAACTGGGTGCATCCATCGCTGGGGTCAGTGACATCTACACCGTTGCTGTCAGAACTGTCTCTGGTGCAACCACAGGTGACGTGGTTGGATCGCTGTCCTTTTACGACTTGACTCAATAAGATCATGGCACGACTTCTTACAGAGCAAGAGTTTGAACAGCGTTTCGTGCCAGAGGACACGTTCGTCCAACCCGAGCCTAGAGACATCGTGCAAACGCTAGAAGGCGCGGGCTTTGTTCCTCAGAACAATGTCCTGGACTTGGTTGGAGCGGCTCCTTCCGCCGCTCCCTCTACCGCTTCTTCTGCGCCCACCACCACATCCACTGCCGCCGGTCAGCCACCAACTGACCCGCGTGACTTGATCACGTATTTAACCAAGACAGACCCCAACTTTGCCCAGAGCGCCCTTGATAAGTACAGGTCTGATTACGCCGCCGCCTCTGCTGCCGCCGAAGGTTCGTTTGACAAGCCGTTAATGATGGGCATGGATGTCGGCGGTTGGAACATCACGCCGTTTGAAACCTATCGTCCAGACCCAAGCGGCATGGACATACCGGATCGGCAGGTTACTGATGCGGACAAGATTCTTGGTGGATATAGGGCAACCAAGACAATCACGGGTCAAAACGGAAAACCGATTGAAAATGAAATTACATACGATGCGAATGGGGCGGTAACAGGCTCAACTCAGCGCGTATTTACCGGCGGGGACAGTGGTTATATTGTTTATCGTGATGCATCTGGGAACATAACCGGCGGTAATGAGTTTGATTACTCTGAGGCTTGGAAGAGCACGGCAATACCGCTTGCCCAAATGGCGCTTATGGCCGCAACCGCCGGGGGAGCGGCAGGGTTCTTTACGCCTGGAGCCGAAACAGCACTTGGTCAGGCATTGGGAACCGCAGGCTCAAAGGCTCTCGGGGCAGGAACCCTTGGCGCTATTGGTGGCGGCACGATGGCAGGGTTGCGGGGCCAAGATGTTCTGAAGGGCGCACTGATTGGAGGCGCTTCAGGTGCGCTTGGGTCCGGTGCGGGCGAACTCCTTGGCAAGAAAGCAGGGGAGTTAGCAGGGGCCGCGTTTGGGTCAAGCCCTGAAATTGCAAGTGTTGCGCGAGATGTGGCGTCCGGTGCAGTCACAGGTGCTGCAAGGGCGCTCCCAGGTGCGATTGCAACAGGTGACTACAGAAGTATTGGTATCGGCGCTCTATACGGAGCAGGAACAAAAGCCATTGGTAATGCTTTGGGGGATACCGCAGACAAGATGGGTATCTCTCTAAATCAAAAGCAGTTAGAGGCCGGTATAAATTTAGCGCGGGCAATTGACAGCGGCAACACAAACGCAATGGTTAATTACGCCGCTCAATTGAGTGGCAGTCGAGATGCAAACGTAGCCGCCAAGGCGTATACCGCGCTCAAGGCTTTTCAATCAGGCAATCCATTCGCGGCCACCGCTGCTTTCATGCAACTTGGTCAGGCTGTTGGCGGCAGTAAAACCGTGCCCAAAACATCCGTCGGGACACAAACAGCCAGCGCAGGCCCGGGAGATTTTGAAACAAGGTCTATTATTGAGCCAGGAGACATGGGCGGCACTCTTGTCCCCGGCGAGGCGGGCGAGGATTATGTCGATCCCAATAGAGTGGTTGTTGCGGGCCAAAGCGATCCAACAGATTTTCTTTCCTTGTTTGACATTGACACGGCAAGCGCAGAACTTCCAACAAGTGTTGTAAAAACCACTGCACCAAAGGCAGATCAGTCTGTTCAGGTCACTGGCAACGTGCTGAAAACCGGAGATCAAATGCTTGACTCCGTGCTT